ACCGCCCAAGGCGCCACGGTTTGCAACTCATGGGCAATAAACATGGCTCGTGATTTGGTGTCACTTGATCTTTTTCCCATAATAGGCTGAATAGCCATAATATTTTCGGTTGCACCAGCCACATTTCCCTCAACGGACTTGGCCCGATAATCAGAGGTCGTTGTAAAAGAAGCTGCAGAACAGTCGTTCGTGACAACAAGGTTGTTTCCGACTGTGGCAGTACCTCCAACCACTGCGCCCCCGCTCAAGTACAAATCCTGCCAACGGTTGTTGAGCGTTCCTATGTCTTTGGTATCCGTGGCGTCTGGAACCAAAGCACCATCCGCTGCGCTGATATGCGAAACGGCTCTCCAAACAGCAGCCCCATCGGTATTATCTACACAAACGTGCATTCGATCGGTCGTGGTATTGATCCACAGCGACCCGACCGCATAGCCCAAATCGACATCATCGGTTACGGCGGGATCGGCAGTTGCGCTGAAATTGTTTTTACCAGACGTTCCACCGTTTGCTGCCGGCAAATATCCGGAGACAGAGGTGCTCAAAGGGATTTTTGGGCCATCCCCTGCTACACCTGTGTGGGTGTGCCCTGATGTGCCAAAGGCCGTTTGAACCTGATTAAATTCTGCGTTGAGCGGAGCCGCTGTAATATCCAGCGTGTTCACAATGCTGCTTGATGATTGTCGGGTGTACCCTGCCATTATCTTCTTCCTGAATTGCCGTATTCAAACACCAGCCCCTGAATAGAATGTGGGCTGTCAGTGCCATCTGTTACGAATGTTGCTCTAGCGGCGTATCCTGAGCCTTGAATGTCACTGACGATTACGGGCTTTGATGAGCCGCCATATTTAATGTCCGTGCCGCCGTAGGTGATGTTTCTGCCCCCAAAGACCACAGGTGCCCCAGAGGAGCTTTGAGCGTAGTTGTTGGGTGTGGCTGTGTCGGGATCTGACCAATCATATTCGATGTTAAGGTTCATCGTGAATGGGCCTTCTGCCCGCACGAACGTATTTAACTTGTGAATGACCTTGCGGATTTCAGTGTCTCCAAAATCAAGATAAGGCGTCGAATAGATGCTTATGACATTGGTTCCAGCAAAACTATTTCCCTGCTCTTGGCGATATATTTTCCCATCAAAACCGCCGTGAATTATGTATTCTGTGGCACCAATAAATTCAGAGGCACAACACGCTACTTTAATTCCCAACAGTTCAGAAAACTCCCATTCCACGCTGCCGTTTTTAAAAGTAAGGCCGCCTAAAATGCCGATCCCCTCATCGGTATCATCTCCGACAAAAAATCGAACTTGAGATTTCGAGCGGATGACCGTCGAGTTCAAAGTGCTTAAATCTTCATTTTTTATAATGTCGATCAGTCGGCCTTGGATTGCTTTGGAGATTGAGGAAAGCTCGACATCACCAATGCGGGCCGTTCCAGCGCAAGGGCGCAGACCATCAGGTGCCAGGAATACTAAGTCTCCACCGAGCTCCTGAACGCTGTCACGAGCAATGCAGCCAACATTTGTGGTCACACTATCAGCCTTAAATGGTGCAGGAGCGTTGGTGGCTGTATCCGCTCGATACTTCTTTATGGCATTGGTGCCAAAGACAAACAGATCCTCTCGAAACGGTTTTATCTGAACGATGTTGTAGCCGACTGAATACTGTTGGCTGTCGGCTGCTGTTGTCCAAGTGAACGCATCCAAGGGTGCTGAATGCGCCAGACCATATTCGTAGGCTTTATCCCCGCCGATAAAGAGGTAGTTTTCAAACACCTCGACGATCTCTGGAGCATCGTAGACATTAGGGCCGCCTGGGCTGCTTGAGCCCCCGGTGTTTGTTGAAAGGATCTGCTTCCAGTGGGTTCCATCAAAAATCGTACAGGGGTTCACACCGTCAACGAAGGCGATCATAGAACCGCTGCCAAAGTTAAATTGAACACTGCGAACCTTAGTCAGTGAACGGCTGCCACTAACCGTGTTATGGGTTAAACCGGTGCTGAATTTGCTCCACCCTACAAGCGGCGTGTATTTCCAGAAACTGTAAGTCGTTGCGCCAACATCCTTACGCATTGCAATTGGGTAAGGATTTCCCAAAACCTCATTACGGTACATCGCAACGCCAAGGATTTTACCTTCAGCCACAGGATTACTAGAGCCGTCCAGAGCTTGAACCTCTTGGCCATAGCCGCCGCCGCCATAGGTGACCGTACTGTCGTAGTAATCAAACCCTTCAATGCGCCTGTAGCCTCCAAAAAGGCTTGGCTCGTAGTTTATCAAACGAGTGGCAGAACCAGGGCTGTTTTCAGCCATGTCTAAGTGATTTTCGTTTGAGTTGAGGCCACCCGAGCAAACGACTTTATATGACTCAATGCGATCCATTAATTTACAGCCAGCATCCTATTGGACATTACAGAACTTCCACCGCCAAAATTGACCCGTGTGTCACGGACATCCGAATATGAATTGATGTATTGGGTTTTAAGGTCGGCAACGGATCTTTGAAAATTAGCCAAAGCAAGCTGTGCTGCTTCTGGATTATCTTTCAGCATGTACAGGTGATACAGAGCGCCTTCGACAAACACCGGCGTTAGAACCGTTGGATAAGCTGAAGCACCGGTGGGTGTGTCATTGAAGGCTACCAATTCTACGGGATGCAGGAAGTACCGAAACTCAAGCCGATAGGCTTTGTCAGGCGCTGGGGAAACGCCAAAGCCTAAGCCGTGGCTTGGAAACACAAATTTTGGTCGATCGATCCCAGCGGTAGATTTATTATCATCTTCGTCACGATAGTGTTTGTACCAGACATCCCGCTCAATAGATTGCAGGGAATGATTTTCAGTGGAATAGGTTCCATCACCAACGATTTGAAACGAGTTCCATTCAACTGTTTTTGCATTGATTGGGTTTGAGTATTCGGTCTGCCCCACGACAAGCTGCGTCAATTCCTGGGCGGCATTAAACGGCCACTCGAATTGTTGAGCGTTGAAATCAAAAATTGCTGAATTTATCGCATCTTTCGCAGCGGCTTGAATACCTCGGGCGCTGTCAAAATCTGATTGGGTGAGTTCTACCTCATTCAATCGGCGCAAGACACGATTGGTCATATCGATAAAAGTTGTCATTTGGGAGCCTTAGTTAAGCCGCTATTTTGATATATGGCGGTCTTGAGGGGGTCGAAGTAGACGTGGTTGCAAACGGCGCCGCTGGGCTGGCAGTGGACAACGATTTGTAAGGATCGTCCTGAACGCTCGTGATGATGTTTTGAGCGCCTTGGGCATCAGCAAAAGGTTGGTTGATAGTGCTATTGATAGCACCGGTCAGGGTAAGATTGGCATTTGCGTTTGTACTAGTTTCAACGTTGACCACTGCACTGCCGCTGAAGACGCCTTCAGGATTGGCTTGAGTAGTACTCGTGATGCTCGTTGAGGGCCTACCATCGGCCACTGCATCACCATCGATTGTAGCCAAAGCAATTACGTTAGTGGGAGCGGCAGCTAAACGAATACGCTGATAATTCACGCTCGTACTGGCAACCACATTCAACGGAGCTTTTGGTTGCGCTATTAATTGCCCCTCAACGAAATCAACACAGCTAATGTTGGTAGTAATAAATGAGGTGGAAACTCGTTCGGCATCGATCTGAGAGGCAGATTGGACAGAAGTAGATGGTCTTCCAAGTCTAATGACCTGCGCATCTACCGATGATGCGACTGCTATACTTGCAACTGCACGTTCAGCGAGCGCACCAGTAACTGCAGATGCAAACTCCAGTTCTGTCTCGGTTTCAATGTCCTCTGCGAGAGTGCCAGTAACCGAAGATGCAAATACTAGATTTGTTTCGCTTTGAATGTCTTCTGCAAGTGTACCAGCCACTGCAGCCGTGATGCTGTAGGTCGTATCGGTTTGTGCACCTCTCCCTTTACTCGCATCCAAGCTTGCAACGAAGCTGTAGGTCGTATCGGCGGCAATATCTGCACCTAAACCTGCGTCTAAAAAGCCGGTAAAGCTATAGGTCGTATCGGCCGCAATATCTGCGCCTAATCCCGCATCTAAGACCCCTGCAAATTCGTAGGTGTTGTCTGCGCCAGCATTCGTACCCGTACTCGCAGTTACTGCACCGATAAAACTGTAGCTTGTTACCGTGTTAGCCGCTCTAAATTCTTCACTTAAAATAGTCGCTTGTGATGCGATATTGGTATTAGCGGCAGCTTTAATAACCCGAGCAATATCGGCAGATGTAGCAAAATTTATGGAAGCTGTAATGTCAGGTGTTATGACCCGCACGGCAGCAATCGCAGTAGTGGTTTGAGCGTTTGCCGCAACATTAGCGGTACGGATGCGCTCGAATGAAATTGACGTAGAGGTAGAGGCCGAAGCTGTTGCACCGCCATCTATAAGTATATCGGCAACGGCATCGCTGGTGGCAGCTATAGAAGTGGATGCGGCTGCTTCTATTACTTTTAAGCGGCCCGTCACACTTGCTGTTGTCGAGTAAGTTGTATCTGTC